CCAGGTATTCCCGGATCGTTTTTTGTTGGCTATCAATCCAACCTTCGGATTGTCAAAGGCACCGCCGTCTACACCGCGAACTTCACCCCTCCGACCACACCCCTCACCGCCATCACGAACACCAGCCTGCTGCTGAACTTCACCAACGCAGGCATCTTTGACGCGTCCACGATCAACAATGGTCAGACCGTGGGCAATGCTCAGGTCAGCACCACGCAGGCGAAGTGGCCACCAACCGGCATATCGTTCGACGGCACGGGCGACTACCTGACCGTCATTGACAAGCCAGAACTGCGCATTGGCACAGGCGACTTCACCATTGAAGGCTGGGTGTACCTCAACGCCACGGGCGTGGCTTACGGGTTGGTGAGCAAAGGCACGGCCACTACGGGCTGGTCGGTCAACGTCACCTCGGGCAACAAGCTCCAGTTCAGCTACACCGCCACGCAACTGACAGGCGCTACCTCGCTGGTGTCGGGCACTTGGTACTACTTTGCGGTAGTTCGGTCTGGCACGGCATCAGGCAACCTGCGGGTCATTCTGGACGGGGCCACTGACGCCACCAGCGCGGGCGCGGTGAACGACAACTTCAACCAAACCAACCCGCTGTATGTCGGCGCTGACCGCGTGGCCGGTTCTGTGCTGAACGGTTATCTGCAGGACGTCCGCATCACCAATGGCTACGCCCGCACCATCACAACGCCCACCGCAGCTTTCCCGACGCTATGACGCTCTACAGCAAAAACGGCTCCATTCCGAAGCCTGAGACGGACGGCACACCCGGCTGGGTGGAGGTGCCTGAGCCTCCTGTGCCTAGACCCGGTGAGGAAACGGTCTGGTGGTGCCCGCCTGGGTGGGTGGTGCGGCCTGTGGAGCCCGCGCCGGTTGAGGGCTATGTGTGGAAGTGGAGCCAGAGCGAGGAGATGTGGGTGGACTATCCTATCCCGCCCGACCCGCCTGCACCACCGCCCCCTCCGCCCCCTCCTCCCCCTCCTAACGGCACCATCACTGTCCCGGCTCCTCTACCTAGCGGGAACGTAACGCTATGAACGTCAAGCCTGCATCTGGTCTGGTGGCATGGAGCCTGAAAATGTCAAATTTTGCAGGGGCGTGCTTGCCTCCTTTTGGCATCTACATCCTCCCGAACCGCTTGGCCGATCAGGGTTTGATCCAGCATGAAAAAATCCACTGGGCGCAGTACCAGCGCATGGGCGCGATCAGGTACTATCTGACCTACGTGTGGCAGGTTTTGCGCTATGGGTACTGGAACGCCCCGATGGAGCGAGAAGCCCGAGGAGAGATCAATGGCTAAGTCTCCTGCTTGGACCCGAAAAGAAGGCCAGAACCCCGAAGGTGGGTTATCTGCCAAAGGCCGCGCTTCTGCCAAGGCTCAGGGCATGAACCTAAAGCCTCCTGCTCCTAAGCCAAAGACTGACAAAGATGCAGCAAGACGTAAATCGTTCTGCTCCAGGATGACAGGGATGAAGCAAAAACTGACCAGCGAGAAGACGGCAAAAGACCCGAACTCGCGGATCAACAAGAGCCTACGGGCTTGGTCATGTTAAGTTGGTGGGCACAATGGAAGAAAATAGCTGGATGAAGAAGTTTGTGGCGGTTGTCAGTGCAATCCTGGCTATGCCGCAAGTGGTGGCGGCAAAAGAAGCCGTCCAGTCCAGTAATCAGGCTTCCGTTAGCTTGCAGCACAAGGTAGACATTGCAGAGACTGCATTGAAGTCTGCGCCTCCGGTGACTGTTGTTGGGGCATCTGCGGCAGGCATGCAGATCAATGAAGTTATCATGTGGGCAACGCTTGTCTACCTAATCCTTCAGATTGGGTTTTTGCTGTACAAGTGGAGACGTTTGCACTTGGAAGCAAGCAAGAAAGACATTGAGTAATGCCTGTTAAGTCTGAAGCTCAGCGGCGGCTCATGTACGCTGCGTTGAAAGATCCCAAGGGCACAGGCATCCCCCGTAGCGTTGCCGAGAAGTTTGTTGGTCCCAAAGCACATGCCGAAGGAGGCAGTATGAAAGAGTCCAAGGAAATGATGAACAAGGAAGTGGCCTTCATGAAGAAGAAGGGCGCTCCTAAGTCCATGCTCAAGCACGAGATGAAGGAAGCCAAGGGCTACGCCAAGGGCGGCGGTATTGAGTCCAAGGGCAAGACCAAGGGCAAGATGGTGAAGATGATGGGCGGGGGTAAGTGCTGATGAACGCCGCAGAAGCCAAGCGCGAGACGGATTCTTTGGCTAAGCGTCACCCCAAAAAGGGGATTGACGGCACCATCCCGCCCGAGATACGTGATCAGTTAATGGAGCGTCGGCGCGAAAAGATGTCTCCTATGGCTCATGGCGGCATGGCAAAGGGCTACGCCAAAGGCGGCAAAGTCCGTGGCGGTGGTTGTGAGCGGCAGGGCAAGACTAGGGGCAAATTTGTATGAGGCCGAGCCGTGGCATGGGTGACATTCGACCTGAACTGAAGAAGCGCCGTGACAACACCGACTTCCTTCAGGGCGGAAAACGCCATGCCCGCAGGGACAACACCGACTTCACGGAGTACGCAGAAGGCGGAGAAGTTGGGCTCTATGACCGCATTAACGCCAAACGCAAGCGGATTGCCGCTGGATCGGGTGAAACCATGCGCAAGCCGGGTTCTCCCGGCGCTCCTACTGCCAAAGCCTTCAAGCGTTCTGCGCTGACAGCGAAATAAGCCATGACTACATCCGGCACCGCTACGTTTAATCTCGATCTTGCAGAGATCGTGGACGAATGCTTCGAGCGGTGCGGCTCCGAGGCCAGATCGGGATACGACCTTCGTACAGCACGTCGGTCGTTAAATTTGTTGCTGACGGACTGGGCCAATCAGGGTATAAATTTGTGGACTGTGGAACAAGGACAACAAGTCCTTACCGCTGGCACAAACACGTACACGCTGCCCGCTGACACGGTAGACCTGATTGAGCACGTTATTCGCACGGGCGCAGGAAACGTCTCCACGCAGACTGACCTGACCATCACCCGCATCAGTGTTTCTACTTACTCGTCCATCCCGAACAAGCTTCAGTCTGCAAGGCCGATCCAAATTTGGATCAACCGACAAGCAGAAGCGCCGCAGTTTACGGTGTGGCCTACGCCTGACAATTCTCAGACATACACGCTGGTGTACTGGCGTTTGCGTAGGATTCAAGACGCTGGCGCAGGAGGAACGTACACACAAGATATCCCGTTCCGTTTCCTGAATGCGTTGGTTGCAGGGCTGGCTTACTACCTGTCCATGAAGATTCCTGGCGCTATGGAGCGGATGCAGGTATTGAAGGCTCAATATGATGAAGCCTGGGACCTTGCTTCAACGGAAGATAGGGACCGCAGTGCAGTACGTTTTGTCCCAAGACAGATGTTCATAGGGTAACTCATGCCGTACCGCAAGAAGCATTTTTTGGAGATGTCTGACCGAGAGCGTGAGGCTCGGCGTGCGGCGGACATGAACCGCAATGGGCGGGATGCTATTGATGGGTACTACCCTGAAGTAGGCATGTTGCTGTCTATTAGCAGAACTCCAAATGTAATGCGTGCTGGCGGGCCTGTTAGGATGGTGAAGCCTGACCGAGGAGTCAGTGAAGCCAAAGAAGCGGCCAACAAAATCAAGTACGACACCTTACTGCGACAAATTGTGCAGGAAAAGCCCGAAGAAGAAAAAGAGTACAAGAAGGGTGGAGTTGTAAAAGTTCGTGGCAGTGGATGTGAAAAGCGAGGCAAGACGCGGGGTAAGTTTGTATGAGCAACCGCTTTGCAAACGGCGCAAAGGCATGGGGCGTATGCGACCGTTGCGGGTTTCGCTTTGACCTCAAGAAACTAAAGAACGAAGTAGTCAAGACCAAGCAAACGCAAATCCGTTCGTGCCCAGAATGCTGGAGTCCTGATCATCCGCAATTACAACTGGGTATGTACCCAGTTTCTGACCCCCAGGCTATCCGCGATCCCCGTCCAGACACGAACACTTGGTACTCGTCTGGTGTGACTGCTACGGGCTCGTTCGGCGGGGGTAGCCGGGTGATTGAGTGGGGTTGGAACCCGGTTGGAGGATCAAGAAGTTTTGATGCCGCCTTGACGCCAAATGCCTTGGCACCAAGGGGTTTAGTCGGTACAGTCACGGTCAGCACGACCTGAACACAAGGAGCCCGAAATGGCAGAGAAAGACAGCAAGGCAATGGCCGCTCTTCGCGCACATGCGAAGAAGCCTGCGAAGCAGGCGCACGGCTTCAAGAAGGGCGGTCCTACCTCTGAGGACCGTATGCGCCTGGGCAAGAACATGTCCCGCGCCATGAACCAGAAGACGGGGTGAAACATGGGCAAGATCAAGCAACTTCCTCCTGCCAAGCAGGCATACCCGCAAGAGGCTGAGAACCCTCGGGATCTGTGCATGGTGCTGGGCAACATCTCCAAGCACCCTGCTCCTGCGGCAAAGACCACGGGCATCAAGCAGCGCGGGTCCGGTGCAGCTACGCGGGGCTACATGTCTCGTGGGCCGATGGCGTAAAACATGAACTACACCGAGTTGAAGACCGCTGTTGAGGATGCCACTGAGAATACGTTCTCAGCGACAGACTTTGCCACGCTCACGCAGTTGGCAGAGCAGCGCATTTACAACTCGGTGCAGCTTCCTGCGCTGCGCAAGAACGTCACGGGCACGCTGACCAGCGGGAACCAGTACCTCTCGGCACCGACAGACTTCTTGTCTGTGTTCAGCCTTGCGGTGATCGATGGGACTGGGAACTACGAGTATCTGCTGAACAAGGATGTGAACTTCATCCGCTCGGCGTTCCCAAACCCTAGCACGACTGGAACTCCAAAGTACTACGCGCTGTTCGGGCCTGACTCGTCAAATTTAACGGAGTTGACCTTCATCCTTGGTCCTACTCCTTCTGCTGGGTTGACGGCAGAACTGCACTACTT